AGAATCTCTTTGAGCCATATCTTAAAAAAGTTGCTATTCGTTGAACCGCCTACAAAATCCCATTGAGATGTTGGAGTATCGGCCGTACTTACATCGGTAACCAATAAAGCGGAACGCGAGTAATCTAATGGTCCATCACCATAATAAACTCCGCTATATCCCAATACGGTTGAGTAATTACCGGACTGCTCTAGTTCGTATGTAATCGAATCACCGTTAGCCGTTGTCGGATCTTTAAGTAAAACGAGCGTATCCTGCCAAAAGTTAGTCGGAGAGGCATATTCCCAATAATGAGAATTTACAATGATAAAGTCTTGAGGAGGCATTACCGCTCCCATCGCGTAAAACTCAACATCTCCATCGGCATCTGCTGGGATTTCGGTTGTGATTATGTTGAAGTCATACCACCAAACGGTTGAGTTAAAGGCCAATGGCGTTGTCGTTACCATTTGCTCTCTATTGCTTACCCGATAAATATTGTGAGAACTCGCTGTTTTTGAGCCTAGAGATACCGCAGTTCCATCTGGCTCCTCCGATAATTGATAATAGAATGTATTTGATCCGGTTTCTACCGTACCCGAGACATCAATCAAATAATACTCGGTATCGGCATCGGTTCCGGTTGTTAAATCCTCGTCAACTCGAATCACATCACCGTGAGCAAAATCATTACTTACAATCCGAATCTTATTATTTGCCGTATCAATCTCGGCCGGAGTTATAGCCGATTTACTTGTTGTAATATCCGAATATTCTTGCCAATCGCTTGCATCATTATTCCAATAGTATTGTCCGGCCTTCAAGAGATATGATGCTTGAGGTAAATCACTATTACCTTGATAGTATGCTCGGCCGGTAACGGCGTAATTTCTACCGGATAACTCTACTATCTCATCCCCTGCCGATTGGAAAGGAGCGCTATATTTTGCAACCGGTAATCCCGGATCGGTTGTTCCCGATATACGAGAGGCGTTGACTAGTGTTTGAGTTGTTCCGCTTCTATGGTCAAAAATAACGCTCGCCTTTTTAATAGCCGGATTTATTCGGTTACCACTAAAGGGAAGGACATACAAATCAACCGAATCAACATCAATCGTCAAATCTACATTTGAAGAGGATTGTTGTATTCCAGAGGAGTTATATACATATCTTTTTACGCTTGTCGGAGTATCTAACGCCGAGATATGAAATAAGTGCCAAGCGTTATTCGATTGCCTTAAAATCAAATTATAGTTGCGACATATCCTATCAATTACATCATATTGAGATATTGTCGTATCGCCTTGCTCGGTACTTGATCCATAAGTTCTAAACGCATACGTATCATTATATACTTGATTGAGGAAATCATCGCTTGTATTCGCTTGGTTGTTCTCAACCCAATTTGTGTAAGTATATATATTTAATCCAAATCCTAACTCATTAAGAGCGCCGGCTAGCGTTGTAATAATCTTTTCATTGTTCTCCTCGAATGGATATTCTACTCCTTTGAGGTACGATAAATCCTTTGCGATAATTCGGCCGGGAAATGGATAATCTCCTTCATCGTATTCGAGCAAGTCATTTAAAACTTTCCCTTGCCATACAACCGAACCGTTGACTTTCTTTTGTAGGATATATTGCTCTTCATCGCCGGCAAATATCTCTTCTAACAAGTCCAATTGACTCTGCCCTTGTACGTGGAAGGACATTGTTAATTGAGAGCTTTGTACCGGATTCTCGAAAGGATTACGAGGGTCTATCTTGTTATAGGTATGCTCGAAATAATTCTCCGCTCCTTCGAGTTGCTCACTTGAGCCGGAATAGCCATTCTTTAATAATTCGATCTGATAGGTAACATCCGAACTCCCGGAGAGTTCCTTTGCTACTATGTATTTGTATAATCCGTAACTCATCGATTTATCACTTGATTAGCCCTTTCTAGGCTCAATACTAAATCCGTTCCTTTGACTCTAAATTCTCCGCTTAGACTTACGTTGTTAGTGTTTATCGAACTGGCTACCGAACCGGCATTTGCTACTGCTCCTACGCTTAATGATGGTGTCTTTAGCTTAGGAAATATTGCTCCAAACAATCCACCCGATACACCACCATCAACTCCGCCGGTTAATAATAATTTTATTCCTAATTGAATCGCCGAACTAAGAAGTAATTTCCCAATGTTCTTGAGGACATCTTGTAGCTTCTCGCCTTGAACAATTATGTTTGACATTCCTTGTCCGAATGATGAGGTAAATTGCTCCGCTAAGGAACTCGCAAAGTTTATTGAACCTCCTACTTCTTGAGTTGCCGTTGCTACATTTCCCATCGACTCGCTTGCCGTTTGTCCAAAATTAGCAATAGTACCATCAGCCATTCTTAAAGGAATCTCGATGTTGTCTCTTATGCTCGTTCGATTTAATGCAACTCCTTCAACCTCTGTCTCAAATCCTTCGCTCATTTGTAATCTGAAACGATTAACAATGGAAGTCATTTCGCTAAAAGTTCTTTTTATAGCATTAAAGCCATCTTGTAAAGGAGTAAAATCATCGGTATTCGGTAATTCTTGCCTAAATTGATTTAATTGGCCGGCTATACCAATAAATGCGGAGCCAACTCCAGGAATGAGCGCCGTTGCGCCTACAATGGCTAATAATCCATCGAGTGTGTTATTAACCATCTTGGCAAATATTAATTCAAATGCTCCAACAATTGATCCTGCTTCTCCAAAAGCATTATAGAACACATATCCTATTCCGCTAATCAATGAAATCAACCCAATAACCGGAAGAGATATCGCCGTTATTGCTTTAATTAAAAAGCCAATCGCTATAAGAACCGGACCGCCTGCGCCTAATATACCGGCAACAACAAACATTCTTTTCTTTACATCATCGCTCAAGGCCTTGAATACGGTTGTAATCGATTTAATCTTATGAGTTACATCCGTAATGAGTTTTTCTAAATCAAATGCTCTCACAATTTCCTTGCCGAGTTCTCCGAGAGCAAGAGATACATTATCTCGTAAAGTAGAGAATAATCCGGCTATTGTTTGGGATTGTGCTTTTGTAGCATTAGCAAACTTTCCTCCGGTTTGCGTTGATTGAGCGATGGCATCTTGTAATATCTGAAATGATATTTTACCCTCCTCCGCTAGAGTAAAGACCTCACTTCGAGCAACTCCCATCGACTCCGCTAATAAATCAACAGCCGGAACACCTTGATTGATAAATTGTCGAATATCTCTAGTGAATAGCTTGCCCTCCGCCGACGATTGACCGAATGCGATTGCGATGCTTTGTAAGTCCGCTCCGGTTGCACTTGCTACATCTCCGAGTTGTTGGAGAGAAGTAAATGCCTCATCGGCGCTCAATCCAAAACCGAGAAGAGTGTTATTCGCTTTTACTAGATCCTGGAGTTGGAACGGAGTACCTGCGGAGAACTTCTGTAACCGCTCAAATTGCTTCCTACCGGCCTTTGCGCTTCCGGTTAAGGTTTGGAGTCGAACTTCTAATTGCTCGAAGTCTGAGGCCGTTTTTAATGCAGTCGCTCCAAGCCCTGCCAATGGCAAGGTAAGAGATGCGGATAGACTTACACCCAATGAAGTCGCGGAAGAACCAAAGTTTTTCAGAGTAGCTTTGGCCTTTCCAATGTTTCGTTGGAGGTCTTTAATATTCGCGCTGATATTAACTGCTAAATCTGCTACCATCTCGGTTCATATTACGCATCAATCGATGCAGTTTCCATTTTTCTTCTTGTGATATCTCCTTCCTAGATTCGCTCATTGGGAGCATCTTTTCCGGAGTTAGTCTTTTTCTTGCCTTGCCCTCAAGTCCGCTATATACAGAAATGAGATAAGCATTAAGACGCATTACCTCATAGTCGTGTTTTTGATTCTGATTGAAGGCTTCGGCCATACAATTAAAATCGTAAAGAGTTGTACCTCGTAACTCCGAAGGCTTTAATCCCATTTGATACCCTAAGACGTGCAAGTCTCGGAGCATCATTGGCTTTACCCCTTCGGAGCGTTGATGTTTCCCACCGATTCCCGAACTAACTCGAATACATTGTTTAAGACAGTAAAGTCCATCGCTCCAATCTCTTCATCGGTTAGCTCGGTTCCGCCAGAAACGGAGAGAGCCTTGATGAAAATCTTGATGTTAGATACTTTATTGAGAGCCTCATCGATTCCGTTTAAATCAACTCCGGCCTGCTCTGTAAATGATTCGAGGGCATTCAAGTCAAATTTGAATACAACCTCTTTCCCTGCGATCTTGAGGCTTTTGCTACCTTTCATCTTATGAGATGGTTACTTTCTTCAACTCTCCGGTTCCGGTGAAAGTACCGCTAATAGTAGCGACATCTTCATTAGGAGCGCCGATAGATACGGAAGTCATACGAGCATCTCCGTAGTAAGCGACACCAGAGTTAGGAAGGAAGCGAACCGCGACAAGAGTTTGAGCCGTTAGATACCCGGCTAGTTCTTGCACATTCCCGGATGAATAATCGAAGGTAGCTAGACCGTCAACATCAATACTCCAGGACTTTTGTCCGGCGATGTTTTCAGCCCATCCGCTTGATCCTTTGGTTGATGCATCCGGTGCATCCATTTCAATGTTTAGAGTCGCATCGGTAGTCGAGGCTATTGCAGAGCCTTGAGCGTTTACCAATACAAGTGTTCCATTAATTGCCATTGTCTTATGTGTTTGGTTGTTTGTTAATTGTAAATATACGTAAAAATCGTGAGATTATTTTTCCTCAATCTTATGCCGGAAGCGAAGTTCCCTAATCCAATAGGTATAAGTCTCGGTAAATTCTTTCCGGAAAATATCATTATCCACCACCGTATAAACGACATCGAAACTCGACAAATCGAATACATCGGATCGTGTTCTCAATGTTTGTTTGATAGTGTTTACTATCGCGTTAATATACGTTCTCGTTCCCGAATCAAGCGCGTATCTATCCACTACCGAGAGAGAGAAGGTTGCCTCATCCATAAAGTCGGATTTCGTGCTTGAGTCCGTTAGAGTCGTATCTCCGAACTGTACGTGCGGATAAGTCGCATTCTCTGGAGCCTCATCATACACATTAACGGCGAGCGCATCGGTTAGGAGCGTATAATACGCTTGTTGTAATTCTGTGGTTGGGTCTTTAGCCATTTTGAACGAGTTTAATTTCAAAGTCAACTGTCATCGGACCGGTATTCGCTTTGAGTTTACCCATAAAGCCGAAATCCGTTTCCTCCTCAAACTTCAACGGTGTATCATAGTAAACGCTTGAGGTTCCTTTAGCGGAGTTTATTTCGGTAACCAATCTCATCGCGTTATACGGCGCGGAAATATTTAATACTCCTTCTCTTTGAAACATCAAGATGTCCGCCTCTTTGTCCGATTCTACCGAGTATGTAATCTTTGAGATATAAGCCGTGTATCCGGTTGGAACGGTATATGCTCCAATTTGAGATTGTGCTTTAGGAAAACCGGTTGTTGTGATTGTGGACCAAGTATTCCCTCCTCCGCTCTCTCGTATTGTTAGTGTACCGGCGTGGCTTCCGGCGCTCTGTGAGGCGTATGTGCCACTAGAGGCAACATACCATCGATATAATCTTATGAGTTGATCCGGTAACGCAACGGCCGTTGTGCCGTCTAATTCCACGACATCGGAAACAACAACAAGATTCCCTCCGCTATTTTGTAATCCCTCGTAATATATGGTTCTCGCACCGGTTCCGGCTATGTCATCATTTACGGAGGTACTCACTACTTCGAGCGCCGTGTTGCTTGTTGGCGTTCTATAAAACCCACTCAAACAAATTGGAACGAAGGTTGAGGAAACGGCACTATTGCGACCAAATTTTTGTATTACGCTATGGCTCGGGACTTCTCCTTTTGCTACATCAAGTCCAAAATCGGAAACTCTCTTGTAATAATCTCGGTGAGAATTATAGACATAGTCCGCCCGGTTGATAAAAGTATTATCCTCCTTTAGCATTCGGCCGGATTCTTTATGCATCTTATTTAATGCCACGTATCACCTTTTTTAATCGTTTAATGAGTTCCGGTTGCTCGGCAAAGAATGCCGGGAATAAAAACGGTTGAGCTTTTACCCCATTATGTAGAATTGATTTCATAATAGGATAAACGGCTTCCTCTGGGATTCCTTTTCTTCTTGCCCATAATTTCAAACTAGCCTCAAAGTCCTCAAATGATCCGCCTCTGTTTCCTTTGAATTGCATCGCATACCCTTCGAGTCCTGGAGGTATCTCAACTTTTGACTTCGTACCAAACTCCACATACGGAGCATATTTTACATCGGTATAAACCTCTCTCTCTAGCTTTGAGCCTCTCACGTCAATTGAGGTTTTTAATCTATTGCTTGCACCTTCTGGAGCGTTCCTTTTTGCTTGAGCCTCTATTTTACGCGCCGAACGTTCGAGTTCAAATTCACCTTTTACGCGAATCTCTTTAGAAGCGCTCTCTAGTTTATTGAGAACCCTAACCAAGTCTTTTTTATTTACGTCGGCCGTTATCATTCCGCGTTAGCTATTATTTCGGTGATCGCGTTGTCCTCGCTTGCATTGATGGCATATTCTACATTCAATGTCTTTCCATCAAATAGTAATCGGAGGAGATGATCGTATGTATCTCTTGAATATCCGGCGCTCACGAAATCGTCTCTGTAACGAGTCCGAATCTTATACTTAGTCTTACCCTTTAAACCGCCTACTTCGAGGGCTTCAGAGCCGGAGAGAGGCATCACGTTAGCCCATACCGTACCCAAAGTGTTCCAAGTTCTCGTATTTCCTCCCATACCATCGGAAGTCAAAGAGTAGTATTGAATCGTAACTCTTTGCTTCATCATCCCGATGTTGATTTGTCGAGACTTCGTTTTCATAACTTAGCGTATCTCTTGAAGTGTGCTTTTGATGAATTTGGTAGTATTGAAACAGAACCCTCAACGGAATCCTGCCTATCTTCATAATTAGAAGCAACTAGCTTTTTAAGTCCTAAAGTAATACCGGAAGGAATGGAGGTATATCCGGCCACATAAACCACCTTTAGTCGGATTCTATCGTCGGGAACCTCCCATCCATAAACGGTATCAATAATGAGAGTATCTCCAGTTAAATAATAATCCTCGTTTGCCGTTAAAGTTGTCTCCGTTACTTCTGTGTCGATTGTCTTTACCGATGTGATACTTTGTACCGGATAGAGAGGTAATCGGACTTCCTTGCCAAAAAATTCGTATTCGATTGTAACAGTTTTCTCTATCAATTGGAATCCGTATTGCTCCTCAACGAAATCGATACTCTCGGCCACTAAGTCGGCAATAAGAGAATCATCGGCGGAGGTATCAACTCTCATCCAAGATTTTGCATCGGCCGTACTTAATACATCGGTTGAAGCATTAGTTCCGGTGTCAACCGTTGAATAAGTAAATGGTCCGGTTTTGCCTTTGTACGGAGATTTAAGCATTGAGTTCCTCGACTAATTTTTTGGCTTTAGATTCTGGCAATCTATCAATGATTTGATTATTGCGCTTCACATAATACATCGTCTTGGTATTCTCATCCTTTTCGATAAACGCCTTCGCCTCTTTTGTATAGGCTCTCTTGTCCTCTTTTGTCTCATAAGCTAATCCTCTATTGAGTAAATCGGCCATTGAGTTTTTGTCTAGCTTGAGAGGATCGTTCTTTTTAATGCGTTTGTTTCTATGGATAAAACTCCGTCTTGCTCGGTAAGGCATAATTCAAGTATTTAAATGAGAAGGATGGAGCGGAATCGAACCGCTCCAAGTTCCAAACATCCTTATAGTAACTTATGAGTTACCTGCGTTCTGAATAGCAGTTGTGAAGTTACCGAAAGCACCTGCATTAGGCAAGTAAGTAGGTAACGCCAAACGGCCGGCAACTTGTACAGTAACCAAGTCTTTAACCGCGTTGTCTTGATCTTGCTCGTAGAAACGAACAGAAACAGACTCACGATCAAACAAGGTACAAAGTTGTGCGAAGTCAGCCACTAAGAAGTCATCAGCATCTCCGTCGGTGTCGTTGATTGCGTTAGTAGCAATTACCGGAACACCTAAGATAGAAGGAACGCGAGTTCCAAAGATAACATCTTGAGGGAAAATGTAACGACCTTGTGTGTCTTTGTTGCGAATCATATCGAAATATCGAGAGATTGACATCATAACGGCAGAAGGTTGGAAGTTACGATTTCTCACTTGCTTGATAGCTTCTAAAAGTACATCGTACTCTTGCGCGTCAGCATCGCCAGTATATTGGTCTAAAGTATAGTCGGTAGATGTTACAGTAAGACCGTAAGTAGAGTCATACAATGCGTAAGCATCTTCTTCTTTCATATACTTCTCCATTCCACGAAGAGAGATGTGAGAAGCTAAACCTGCGGTATCGTTGAGAGCCTCTTTAGATACTCGGAAATGAGCGGAGATTTTCTCAACAACGGCATCAGTAGCAACTAAATCGAAATCGTTTTGGCCGGAAGCATCACCTTCGGCAGTTACGCCGGTATTGTCGGTGAAGTTGGTTTCTTTGATATAACGGATTTTGTCGCTATTAGTAGTACCTACTGGTAGGAACTGTCGCACGTGAACTCTACGCTCTGGGTCGAATTTGAAACCGGGAACGTAGTCAGCAGGAACAACATCATTGGTATAAGCACCGGATTCGGTGATTATCGCTTTCGTGTCCATAGTGAAGCCAGAGATTTGTCCGGCTTTGAATGCTTCGATTTTGTCTTTGTTAGAGTCTAAGCCTTCGGCGATTAGAGACTTCAAAGATTGAGGCTTACCGTTAGAACCTAGACGGTTGTTGCTTTTCTCGATAGCTTCGATTCTTTCCTTTTGAGAAGCGATTACTTCCTCAAGGTTTTTGATTTCGCTCTTGGTAGCTTCGTCAGCTTCACCAGAGAGTTTTACTTGCTCCTCGAGAGCGTTGTAACGGTTCTCAAGGGCTTTGGTTTGTTCAGCTAGACTGTCTTTAACAGAAGCCAAGCCTTCTTTCAATGTTTTTTCTAAGTCCATAGTTTGAACTCCTTTTCAATTTGTAGTTGATTGTTGAATTGTTTGAATATTGCATCGAAATCGGCTTCAGCAATTTCAGAAGTGATTGGCTCGGCTTCCATTGTTTGAAGTGATTTTTTGATTGCTTGTTCAAAGTTCTTAATGTGCATTTCTATTAAGCCGAATGTCTCATCGGTGTAATCGCCCGAATAGAATGCTTTGTTTAGTTTCTTGTATTGCTCGAGTTGGTCCTCCATTGAGCCTTTGGCCATTCCACCTTTGGCCATCTCATTGGCTCCCCACGTAACCGTTGAGCCTTCCCACATTTTAACCTCACGAACGATATACGCCTCATCCTCATTGGAATAATCTCTTTGTACGAAATTAATTCCAACGCTATGTTCGGTTAGTACCCCATCGCGATATAATTTCAATACATCCGTTCCGAGTTGTGTGTCGCTTATCGCGGTACGGAAATAAAGCCCTTTCTCATCCTCTACTAGCATACTAGGCTTTCCTAATACCGTCAACGGATCGTGTTGGTATAAGTGCATTATCCGATTCTTACCATTGGGTCCATTCTCTTTAATGGTTTTGGTGTAAGCGCCGG